TGAGTTCATATTGAAGCTTCCTGAAACGATGATCCCAGCTTCTTCGAGCTTTGCCAGAGCGGCTCGTATCTTCTTTTCAGACAGGTACGGATACAAATCATGGAGTGCTTTGATGCTGTTGAACGTGTAAGCGAGTCCGCCCTTTATATTTCGTCCGTTCGCCTTGTTCGACATGCACCAAAACGAAAGACCCTCCAGTAGAACGGCCTCTGCCATGCCGTATTTCTCGGCGATAGATACATTAAATTTGTGATCCATAGATGCCCTCGTTTACATATTTTGGATGAATATTTCGCTTATGCCATCTGCCAACGGCTCATGAACTCTGGAGCACATTGATAGCGTTCCTGCGGGCGATTCCGCACCAGTCGGCGACGTACTGGGCCGACCCGGTGAACCAGGACTCACCGTCTTGGGAGAAACCGTAGATGAGCGCGTAGGCGACGAGTTCGGATCCCTTCAGGCCCAACTCCTCGACCATGAACGGCCTGAGAACGACGTACGATTCCGTTTGCATTGCCACTCCTTAAAAGAGAACAACCCCGCCGGGTAGATTGCGCCTACCTGACGGGGTTGTCGTTTATCAAACCCGCTGGGATCGGGCGTGATAGCTATGTGCGGGCGCAATCCGCGTGTATCAATTATAACACACGGAGGCCCGTAGGGTTAGGCCGCGTGTGGTATGGGAGACTCGCGGCCCGCCTGTAAGTATAGCATCAAATCAGACCGAAGTCGGTGAGGGTGAGCAATTCCCACGGCCTTTTACCGGTTCCCCGGCGATTCAGGATGCGATAGAACTCCACGCCCCTCGTCTTGCCGTCGGGCCTCTTCGAGATAATCGGTTCGGCCCCGGCTTTAAGGCAATACTCTAAGAACGAGTCCCATTCCTTTGCCGATATGGCCCCGTGGAGCTTGGCTTGGATGAAGTAGGCCTTGCCCCCGCGGACGGCCCAGATGTCAGCCGGCGTCCTCGATGCGTACGACCGAATACAGGTGAATCCCTTGGCCTTCAGCGCCTTGATGGTCGAATACTCGAATGCGCGGCCCTTCTCGTACGGTGCCATCGGCTATCCCTTCAACTTGAACGTATAGGCCGCCATGCGGTCGTAGCGCGTCCTGATTCCCGCCTGTCGGCTGGCCTGCTCGTACCGGGCTATCTTGCGGTCGAGCTGTGCCTGAAGCCTGTCGGTCGGCTGGCCCCCCGAGCGGAGGATGGACATAGCGCCCTTGATCCTGCGTACGTCGTTCTCCTGCGCTCGCTGCCACTGGGTGAACTCGTAGGCGTTCAGCTCGCGCCCGCTCTTGAGCTTGAAGCCCGTCGGCCTCGTGGCGGCGTCGCGGAACTCGCGGAGGCGCTGCTCGTCATAGGTGGTTCCGGCTCCCAAGATGCACGGCAGCACGTCGTGCTTGCAGTTGTAGCCCTCCCCGATGGGTCGCTCCAGCCCGCCCTGAATCTGCTCGAACTTCGCCTTGGGGTACTCGCGGCCCTGATAGGGCAAATGGTCGGGAGCGCACATCATATGGGCCGTAATCTCGACTCCATCGGCCCCGAACAGCTCGCCTTGTGCCTGATTGAAGTCGTTCGAGCACTTGTGCAGCGCATCGCGCACGTTCATCTCGACCGCGCTCCAAAGCTCACGCGTCTGCCCGGACGGGTACATGACCTTGATTCCTTGACCGGCGAAGCGGTTCACCACGTCGGCGATGGCCTCTTGGGTGCCCATGACTGGAATCTTGGCGATGACCTCTTGGCACAGGCCCATGTATCCCTTCTTGAACGGGACGAGGTTCCCCTGATTGTCGTAGAGCATGAACACGGACGTTCGGAGGCAATCCAGAATCGAGGTGTTTACGCTGGACTTGCCCGACTTGAGCAGCCCCGTGAGAATCTCGTTCCCGGAGGTCTTGACCGGATCGAGACCCTTCAATCGGTAGAACTTCGCTGCCCTGCGGTCTGCCTTCTCTGCGGCCTTCGCCACGTCGACCGCCGCCTGCTCGCCCAAACCACCGCGAAGCGTCTTCAGCATCCGGTACACGACCGCCATGTCGAGCGCCGTCCATCTCGCCGCGTCCGCCGGGGTGGAGTCCTCGTCGGCGTCCCTCAGCCGCTGGGCCAAGAGGCAAAGCACCGCGACCTCGAATGCCAAGGTCGCCCGCCCGTAGAAGTCGTCGCTACTCATCGAGGCCGCCAATCAGCGTCCCGAGGTCGTCGGCGTTGTCTTCCTTGATTGCGGCGACGCGGTCGGCTGCGACCTCCGGCGTCTCGTTGAACACGAGCATACGGTAATCGACGGCATCGGAGCCGCCGAAAGCCTGACCCGCCACGATGGCGTTCAGCTGGTCGGAGAAGGTGTTGATGTAGTCGTTCGACCACTGATATTCGACGTGGTACTCCCCCACGGCACCGATGCCGTAGTAGTTGAGCAGCGTGTCCCAACAAACAACAAGTTCGCCCAGCATGCCCTCGGCCACGTTGCGGGCCGCGTTGACGAATGCCTGCGTCTTGCGCATGGACTTGCGCACGTTGTCAACGTTCTCGTAGCCGGTGCTGTTCGGGCTGGAGAGGATGCCGTGCGAGATTCCGACGGCGTTCTCGACCTTGCGGTACTGCTCCTGCAGGCCGTCGAGGTACGGCTGGAGCTGGATGGAGGGCGCCCATTCCTTGAGCGTCGGGGTGCCACCGTCGGCGAGCGACTGGAACAAGCGCTCCTTGCCCTTTGGCAAATCGACCACAGCGTCAATGATGTTGCCTTGGCTGTCACGCTTGTAGCGCTTATGGAACAGCGAGCGGTCGGCGAAGACGGCCTTCTCGCTCAGCTCGAACTCGCTGTGCATCTGGGAGTCGAGGTAGTGAATCTCCTTGATGGGCTGCGAGGCCCCGAAGCAGATGGGCGTTCCCTTCTGGGCGTTGGGGTTGCGCGGGTCGAGGGCGAACGAGCGGTAGCGGGCCACGAGCAACCGGGGCGTGTTCGGCACGATCCACTCGTCCTCGTTATGCTCGGCCCAGTCTGGGAAGTCCGCGAGCGTGAGGCTCGACATCTGCTGGTCGCGCATGATGTAGGTCTTGTAGCGGGTCGCCATGGCCTGCGAGCCGTCAACCGCCGTATAGGGTACCAGCTCGACCTTGCGCATGAGCGTATAGACGGTCGAGGTGTTCTTCATGGTCTTCTTGTCCACGACGTAGATGACGCTCGTGAGCTCGCGCCCGTTCGCGCCCAAGATGGCGAAGTTGCCCGAATCGACGACGACGTTGTCGAAGCCGTGCCCGTTCCAACTGGGCACGATGATGGCGTCGCCGCTCAGGAAGGCCATGCTCATTGCGTTGGTGAAATAGTTCAGCACGAAGTCGCGCGCCGTCGCGTCCAGCTGGGCCGCACGCTGCCCGCCCACGACCGGCATACGGAAGTCCGACGTGACAAGTGTTGCGAGCGACTCGCAAATCTGGCTCTCGACCGAGCCGACGGTTCCCTTGCTGGCCGCGTCCGAGTATGCCTGCTGCGGCTGGACGCCCTGAATGCGCTTGCCGATGGCGGCTGCGAGCCGGTCGAGTGCGCTGTTTAGAAATCCCATATATACCTCCCGTTTAGGTGTCTCTGCAATTATACGGTGCCGTCGAGCTGCTTGCGGTAGATCGTGCGGACGAAGTAGCGGATCGCGTCCATCGCGTGGTCGTGCTCCTTGATGACCTTTGTCTCGGCGCTCTTGGAGTCCCACACGTACTGACCGAACTCATCGACCGCCTCCCTGCACCGCTCGCAGACCTTGAGCCGGTCTAGCTGGATGAGGTTGTCCACGTTCTGGATACCGGGAACCACCTCGTTGTCTGCCGGTATGACGGTGAACAGGCCGTCCGCGCGTATCTCCTCGATGAACGACGAGGCCGACGGGTCTACGACGATTGACTCGATGTCGTACCGCGAGATTCTCGCCTTCAGCTCCTTGTAGAGCATGGCGTCGGTCTTGCGGTAGCCCTTCTCGCGCGAGTCGAAGCTGTACTCGTCGAAGGCCACGACCGCGCCGCCCCTGACCGTCCAGAGAAGGGCCGCGAAAGGGTTGGTGATGCCGTAGTCGATGCTGACCCATACGGGAGCGTGCTCGGGAATCTCGAACAGGGGAATGTCCGGGATCACGGCCTGCTCGAGCGCGGTCTGGTAGACCAAACCCTCGGCCTGAGTCCAAAGCCCCCTGATGTAGCGGTCGTAGAACACGCCCGTATACTCGCGGCAGAGCTGCTCGACGTAGCTCTTGGGAAGATATGGGTTGTCGAAGATGGTGTAGTGCTGGCGGTATATGTCGAGGTCCTTGCGGTCTATGAACTGCTTTAGCCAATGCCTAGGGCCTTCCGGGTTCAAGCCGGCGTGGCACTCCGAATACTCGAAAGACAGGCGGGACTTGAGCATCTCGAAGACCTCCGGGTTGATGCCCGCCGCCTCGTCGATGTAGCAGAACTTCACTGCGGAGCCTTGGAGCTTGCGTTTCTGAGTTGCCTTCTCCGCTCCTAGGCAGTAGCACCTTTGCCCGAAGAGGTTTACCGTGTTGTCCGGGCCTCCGATTGTCCCGACCATGCCCTCGCCGAACTGCTCGCGCATGGGAACCAAGACGTTGCGCTCGATGTTGCCGAGCGATACGCCCATGAGCAGGTTGATGCCGTCCAGCCCGACCCCGTGCAGGATCCGGTCGGGAATCGTGAAGTTGTTAGCCAGCCACGACTTGCCGGATCGCACCGCGCCCTCGGCGAAGTTCCAGCGGTGATGGGCCTCGCGCACGTACTCCTTCTGCTTGTCCGTGAGGCTAAACGACGGCACTGCTGCGCACCGCCTCTGTCATGTCCTTGATGGCCTTCAAGAGCTCCTCGTTGCCGTCCTCGGGCTTACGCTGGCAGCGCCCGAACTCCTGCGGGTATGCCCGCTCCAGATACCAGGCGGACGCCTGCCATTGCCCATCGCTCGCCGCCCGCGTGATGTTCTGGAGGTGGAAGGCCTTGCGCATCGCCTCGGCCCTGCGGTACTCGTGCGCGAACTTCACGTATTCCTCGTCGTCGTCGCGGCCCCGTATTCCGTCCTCGCCCCACGACAGCCAGTTGAAGAGCGTTGACGGATGGATGCCGACCGCCTTCGCGACGTCCGTCGTCGAGAGGCCCGCGCGTACGAGCTTGATGATCTCGCGCCGGTTCTCTGCCGTGAACTTGGTATTCTTCTCCCGTGCCATGTCTCACTCCAATTAAAGCAAAATGGACGGCCTGAACCGTCCCGATGTAGGTCTATTAGATTGTACCGTCTGAAGCCCTCAGATGCCGTTTTTAGCCCACTTCACCGCTTTGGCGAGCAACCACACCGGGAGCGCGAGGAACGTGCAGATAACGCCGATGTAGGCCAGCAGCACGAAACGCAGCACTCCCCACCACCAACCGATGAGAACCCAGTAAAGGCAGCCGTGCCGCATCAGTACATCACCTGCGTATAGTATGCCGAGGCATAGGCTAGGACGGTGAACGCCGCCCACGCCGCCGTCACTCCGACGCTCTTCTTGTCCCAGACCGACGTGAGCGCGTTGCAGGCCCCGACGCACACCATCACTAGCGGCGCGAGCTGAACCGTGAACTGCTCCATTAGTTGTTGTCCTTTCTCGATGTCCGACAAACTCATAATATAACTACTGTATCAACTTTGCAACACTAAACCGAAAACAACGCCCCCCGGCAGAACCGGAGGGCATCGGAAAGGAGCCGCGCCGACGGCAAAAGGCACGCAGAAAGACCGCCGGCGCACTGGGATCGTACTACTTCGCGTAGAGTCCCGCAGCTAGGGCCTTGCCGATGGCGACGTTGGTGTTCGGGCCGTTGTACCCGTCCGCACCGTCAGGCCCGACCGAGATACCGTGGTCGATGAGCCATTGCTGGTGACGCTTGATTGTACCGCTGCTCATCTGGCGGGCCTGAACCCCGCAGAACTCGGGATAGATCTTGCAGCCGACCTTCTTTTGGAGCGCCAAAACCATATCGGAGCCGACGCCCTTGCCGGTCTTCGTGAACTCCACGCCGCCGTCGGTCGCCCAGAAGTAGGGCTTGTTGGAAAGCCACTGGCCCGACATGATTCCGTCAACCGTAGTTCCGAGCTGCTTCTGCAATGCCCTGTTGAACTTCGGCCCCCAATAGCGCGTGTCGCCCAAGTCGGGGTGAGTGTTGTCCTTGACCTCCGTGTTGGAGCCGTTGAGCACCTTCCCGTCAGACTTCCAGACGAGCTTGCCGTTCCACGGGTAGCTGTAGTAGGCCCTGATGTTGGACTCGCGCCCGTTCTGATCGCCCTTTGCGCCGGTGATGGTGCCCTTCTCGCTGATGCTGAACTGTGCCAAAAGGTCGCCGCGCGCCGATCCGTAGCCGGAGATACATACCGCCGTGTGGTGCACCTCGTTTAGGTAGATGTCACCGCGCTTGGCGCTCGCCACGCCCATGGCCTGCCAGACGAACAGGCCGGTCTTGAGAAGCTCGGACTTCATGTTGCCCGTGTAGGTGGCCCCGAACGTGTTCACGCCCACCGCGCGGAGGGCCGTGATGACCGCCGACGAGCAGTCTCGGTCGCCGCCCGCGATGGTCACGGTCGTACCGTCGGACAGCCCGATGGTCTCCGTGGTTCCGTCACCCATGCGGTTATATTGCGAGTATCCGTGCCCCGTGCCGCCGTTGTGGGTGCAGAGGTGCTCCATGACTTGGGCGAAGGCCTCGCGTTGAGTGATTGCCATAATTGCCTCCTTAAAACGAAGGGCCGCAGGTTGCCCCGCGGCCCGGATGGTGCCATGCCCCGCGTGACGCTATCGCGGATGGGGCACCCGGATAGACCACCCCCTAGCCGAGGTCGTCATACATGAGCGCTCGCTCGGAATCTCCGACGCCCTTCGTGGTCGGGTCGGTCACGACGCCGAGGATTGCGAGGACCGCGAACAGCGCGTTGATGATCGCCGCGAGCTGCTGGTTCAACACGACGAAGTCCCACGTGTACCCGAACGGTGCGGATACCGCCTGAACGAGCAACAACACCGCCGGGATGAGCGTGAGCCAGAACGTCTTGTTCTTGATGCGAATCTGCCAGTTGATGTCTGGCTTCTCCGGTTTCTCTTTCTGGAACTCCGGGAAATCTTGGTCTGTCATTTGTACCTCCAACTAGAACGGGTGCAGGCCCAGCGCCCACACGATATAGGCGAGCAATGCCGCCACGGTGCCGTTGATGAGCGTGTTCACGATTGCGTCCCAACGCTTCGCGCCCTCTTGGGCTCTGGAATCGACGCGCTCGTACAGCTTCGCCACGTCGGCGCGGGTCTCCGAGCACGCTGTCTGAATCTGGGCCAATATGACCGAATCGTGCTCGCGGCTCAACCGCAAGGCGTCAAGCTCCCTGCCGTGGGCCGTGACGCGCTTGTCGAGCGTCTCGATGCTCTGCTTTATGTACTCGATTCCGGCTTCGTCCATGCTGCCTCCTACGTGTACGACTTGCCGACGTTCTTGTTGAGGCGCTGCATACGGGTTGGCGAGGCCGCACCGATAGTCACGCCGATCGATACGTCGGAGCCGCTGTAGCTCTCGTTTACCTCGGTGATGATCTCGGTCCCAGTATAGCCGAGCACGTCGTACGTCACACGGTCGCCCAGATCCCACTTGTCCCTGTAGTCCTCCGCGCTGACGTCGATGCTCATCGTCGGCGTCGAGTTGTAGTTGTACGAGCGCAGTGCCGCCGCCGCGTCGCAGGCTTCCTGCGTCGTCTCGTTGCCCATGAGGTCGCTGACGTCCTCGTTCCACTCGAAGGCGTAGGTCGTCTGCCATTTGTGGCCCGCGCACTTCGCACTGCTCTCGCGTTTGGCCTCAGCGTTGAAACCCTTCAGCAATGACGCCTGAGTGCTCGTGTCGTGCTCGAAGTCCGCCGACAGCACGTTGCCGTTCGCCTCGGAGAACACGTAACCCGTGTTGTCGAAGATGGCCTGCGTATGCGGCATGAGCTGGTACAGTCCGCTCTCGGCCTTGAAGAGTGGCGCGCGGAACAGCCGGTCGTTCTTCTTGCACAGGTCGTAGATTGCATCCTCCATGACCGTCGGGGAGCCGAACGTGTACCGCGTGTGCCCTCCCCAGTTCTCGTACGCGAGCATCGTCTTCGTATATCTCGGGAGGCCCGTCATGTACTTGTCGCCCGTGCTGTTCAGCATGGAGCTGAGCGCCTTCGTGCCGCTTGGCTGGTCGATATACCATCCGCCGTAGCTTGAGCCGGTGCCGCGAGTCGTGTTGGTGAAGCCCCAGATGCCCTCGCCGAACACGCCCGAAAGCTCCGTGTACTCGCCGTCGCTTCCCTTGTGCGTCTTTATCTTGAACACCACGCCGATCTCGGGAATCACGCGCGTTGTCGGAGACGACGCGATACGGTCGGCTATCTCCACGAGGAACTTGGTAGGCCATAGCCGTTCGACCAAGCCGGTCGGTATGCGCACCCTGAACGAGCCGGAATCGAACGCCTTGCGTTTCCACTCGACGTAGAAGGCGTTCACTGCGGGGAACCTGAGCGAGATGTCCGTCGCCACCGGCGCGCTGTCGTCCGGCCCCGTCTCCTGATAGATGTTGATTAGCATGAGATACCGAACCTTCTCTCCTTGACGCGCATGTAAATGGTCAGCGGCCCGGATGTGAATACGCTCCATCGCCCCGGCTCGAGATGGTCGGTCGAGAACACGGACAGCTCGATGTCCTGCGGGCGCTCCTCCCCCTTCAGAAAGTTGAGGTCGAAGTTCGCCTCGTTGAACACATCATCGGGTGCCACGCCGAACACGAAGTACCTGCCGAACTGCCCCCATGCGAAACTCCCCGGAGCCATGTGGCGGAGGTCGGCCAGGTTGATCCCGTAGTTGACCGCGATTGCCGGAAGGTACGAACCGTCCTTCACGAGCTGCACGCTGCCGACGACCGTCCCCTGCTGCTGCGATACGACGATCTCGTCCCCGAGGTTCACCGCAACGAAGTCGAACGTAGCCGCCGCAGTCCCGCCCACCTCGAACGTGGCGGAACCGGACGGCACTACGATTTTTTTGCCTCCACCGCCTCAAACGACGGGTCGGGGAACGCGAACTCTGCGGTATAGACCGGCTCGCTCGTCAGCTTCTTGCGCTCCACCTTGAAGTTCTTCAGCCAGCAGTACTGCCACATCTGCTGACCGAACGCCACCACCGTGCACTTGAGCCTGCTGGCGGCGAGGGCCTTCGCGACGTCGCCCGGCTCGCGCTTGACCGGCTCGAACGTGATGGTGCGCGTCTTCATGGGCTTGCGCCGACCGATGTAGTACGAGCCGTCCGAGAACGCGTAATCCTGCGTTATCAGGTCGTAGTTCTCGCTCATGAAGTCGTCAAGTCCGCCTGCCCGAAGGACGTAGCCGGCATCGTCGGCGACCTCGCCCAACGCCTTGAGGCCGCATATCTGCACGACGCCCCCGTTCACGTTCTCGAACCTAAGCCCCATATCGTTAAACGCCATAGTCTACCCCCACTCCGAAGGTGTTGTACTCGTGGACCGTCCTAGCCATGTCGGCAGGGTTGGATACCGGCTGGTTGAAGTTGATGGTCTGGTTGATGGTCTGCCCGCCCCCGGCACCCTGCTGGCTGACGAACTGCGGCTGGAAGCTCCTCACGACGTTCGGGGAGAACGACGCCGAGAGTTCGCCGCCGTAGTCCTTGAGGTCGTCGTTGAAGTCGCCGATGCTCTTTTTAGCGTCCTCGAAACCATCGACGAGCCTCATGTTGAAGCCCTTCATGATGAGCGTACCGGCGGGCTGCAGGAGCTTCAGGTCGTAGCTGAGCGGTCCCTTGTGGCGCGCGATCCATCCCGCGATACTGCCGACGAACGACGTGACCTTGTTCCAGAAGGAGACGAGGCCGTTGTACAGGCCGATCATGATGTTCCGGCCTGCGTTGTACAGAAGCCTGCCGACGTTGCCGATGGCCCCGACGATCTTGCCGGGAATCTTCCCGACGAACGACGTTATGCCGCCCTCCTTGGAGACGATGCCGCTGAGGAACTTGCCGAACGCCTCCGCGCCCGATGCGAGCAGCGACGGTCCGAGCGTGACCAGCTTGCCGAGGATGTCGCCGACGAGTCCGGCCACGCTCAGGAGAATCTGCGGCAGCGCCTGACCGATTGCACCGACGAGCTGTAGGAACAGCTCCGCGCCTCGCGAAAGCATCTCCGGGCCGTGGTCGATGATGTACTGGAGCAGCTGGGCGATTCCCTGGCCGAGTGCCGTGAGAATCTGCGGCAGCGCCTGAATCAATCCGGTCACCATGTTCACGAAGAACGTCAGCGCCGTGTTGAGCAGCTGCGGGCCGTACGTGATTATCAGGTTGAAGATGCCCGTGATGATGGTCGGCAGGTTCTGGATGATCATCATACCGAGCTGCCCCAACGCATCGAGCAGGAACGTGGCGAGGTTCACTATCATCCCGACGATTGCCGGACCCTGCTCCGTGAGGAACGTGCCGACCGACTGGAAGAACGTCGGCAGGTTCGTCGAGATAGACTGCAGTACGGACTCGAACAGCTGCGGGATCGACATTCCCGTAGTCTCCTTGATCTTGTCGAAGACCTGCGGGATGGCCTGCTGGATGGCCTGACCTACCTTCCCCATGAGTGACGGCAGCGTCGTTACTACCGTCGCCACGATCTGCGCGATTCTCGGCAGGACGTTCTCGCCGACCGCCGTGACCGCCGTGAGCAGGTTCTCCGTGAGGGCGCCCATGTCCTGATCCGGGTCGGCGAGGCCCTCGAGCCAGTTCTTCCAAGCGGCCTTGGTGGCGTTTACGGAACCCTCGACTGTCTTCAGGGCCTCGTTCATCGATGTACCCGCGATGCCCATATGGTTCTGCATGACGTCGATTGCGTTCACGATGTTGTCGAAGCTCATGCTGTTCGCATCGACCGTGATGCCGAGGTCTTTCTGGACGTCCGTCATCGAGGCGGCGTCCTTGATTAGGCGCTGCATCTCCTGTTGGGTGCCGCCGTATCCGAGCTTCAGGTTGTCCAGCATCGTGTAGTTCTGCTTCGCGAAGCCCTGGTAGGCGTTCTGGATGTCCGCGATGTTCGTGCCGAACGTGTTGGCGTTGTCGGACATGTCCATGATGGCGCGGTTTGCGTATCCCGCGGCCTTCTGCGTGTCGCCTCCGAGCGAGCTGATGAGCGACGCCGAGAACGACGTGACCTGCTCCATGTACTCGTTGGACGAGATTTGAGCGGTCTGCCATGCGTTCGCCGCGTATCCCTGCACCGTCTGCCACGAGTCGCCGAACAGCTTCTGGATGCCGCCGATGTTCTGCTGGTAGCTCGAGAACTCCTCCAGCGCGCCCTTTGCGATTATGCCCGTGACCGCCGTGCCCGCAGTCCCGATGGCGGCGAGCGCCTTTGTCGATGCCGAGACGATGCCGGACGCGAAGCCGCCGACCGCGCCTGCAGCCCTCTTCATGGTGGACTCGGCAGAACTGGCCGCCGACTGCGCCGCCTTCGTCGCCTGATTTACGGCCTTGTCGCCGTTGACCTCTAGGTCTACCTCGATAGTGCCGTCCGCCATTCAGTCACCTCCTCTATAGGTGGAGGCGACCGAACGCCTCCTTCTGGACTTCGATTGCCCTCGCGTCCTCCGGCGTCCTGAGTGCCGGCAGCGAGTAGGCCCTCTTCATTCTAGACCAGTACTGATGCTCGGCGTCCTTCTCCCGGCTGGGCTTGGTGTAGCCACGGTACTGCATGACCTTGCCCAGCGCCGTGCCGTCCGGGAGGTTGTCGAGCAGTGCCCTGAACCGCCACCAGTGCATGTGGCAGTCGGTGAGGTCGATGCCGTAGCACTGCTGGAACGCGGCCACGATGCGGCCTCCGTCCTCGATGTAGTCGAATACCCTCGGGCCGTTCGATGGCAGGCCGTGCGGCGTCTCCGTCTTGCAGGCCGCGAACTCCGCCGCCGCCTCGACCCACCCATCATCGTCAGGCACGTCGCCGGTGAAGATGTATGACCCGGCCTTGCGCGCGGTCTGCGCGTCGATTGCCCAACGGATCCATACGCGGAAGTCTGTTTCGATGTGGAAGAAAAGCCCGCCGACCTCTAGGTCAACGGGCAGCCCCTCGTCTCTGAGGTCAATCATCATTCCGCCTTGCCGCCCAGCTCGACGACCTTGCCGATTTTGTCGAGTGGAACCTTGTTCAGCGTGCGGGCGGCGCTGTTAATCTGGTCGTCGAAGATTACGGCCTGATATGCACGGGTCGCGCGGCTGAAGCACAGCGCGAGCGCGGTCACGTCGCAGTCGTCGTAACCTGTGCAGTCGAACGCCTTGTGTGCCGAGTCCTCGCCCATGAGCTTCACCATCATGTCGTACTGGGCGCGGAACACCTCGTCGGGCGTCTGACCCTGCGCGACCGCGTCAATCTCGGCACTGAGCGCAGGCGTGAGCTTCGGCAGCGTGTGGACTACGTTCAAGTTGTCGGTGAATGTGATTTTCATTTTCGGCCCTTTCTCCCGGTAAAAGAAAAGCGGGGCAAGGCTTCAGCCCTCACCCCGCACGGCCCTATTTTACCGCCTTCGTGCGCTTCTTGACCGGAGAATCTTCCACCTGAGCTGATACCTCGGCGGCGCTAGCTAGTTTTTTTTTGTCACCTTGATGGTAGCGGTGCCGAGGCCGGTCACGCTGACGTCAACCGGGTCGCCGTTGAAGTCGAGGTGGAAGGACAACGTGCCGTCCACGGTGTTCAGCGTGTCGATGGTGATGAGCGTCTCGACCCAGACCTGACCCTCGGTCGCCCCGGTACCGGATGCGGGGACCTCTGCGACGAGGCACGGGAAAGTGGTCTTTCCGCCGACTGGCATCCTGTGGCGCAGGTCGTTGATGAACTTGTACATCGGGTTGTCCTCGTACAGGGCAATCTCCTGATCCATTCCGGGCTGATAGCCGGTGTGGACGGTGTAATCGTTCTTGTAGCAGATGTAGGACGCAGTGTCGGTCTGCGCGTTGTACTCCATCTCGAATGTCGTCGAAAGGTCGATGGGGACCCACTTCGCGCCGGTATCCGTACCGGTGCCCGTCCACGCGCCCGCCGTGTCGATGAGCGGGACGATGAGATTGCGTGTGATCTTGTTCGCTGACATTGTCTAACCTCTCTCTAGGTACCTAATCGAAGCCGCAACCGAGTAGCGCGCCGTGCCCTGGTCGACCTGCACGAGCTCTGACATGTTCTGTTGCGGCTCTATTGCCATAATTGTACAGTCTCCGCCGAAGTCCGGGACGTTGTGCGGGTACTGCTCGCTGACCCATTCGAGCCAGCCGTTCACCGCGTCCAAGGCCTCGTCGTTGATGTCGTCTCCATCGTCGCTCCACGGTAGGACATACTGCAATGAGAATAGCAGATCGCGCACCTCGGAGCCGTCGATGTACGTAACGACCGACTTATCCTGCGTGTTGAAGAAGATGGCCGAGTCTCCCATGTCGTTCACGATGGCGTTGGTCTTCAGCCCCTTTATCGCCGGGCACGTGAGCGCCCACGCCTTGACCTCTTTGGCCTTCGTCCTCATCGTAACGCCGCCTTCCCAGCCGCCGCGATCTGCGCGACATGCCGCTTAATGCCCTCGTCCCAGTGCGCCATTGTGCCCGGTGTCACGAAGTGCAGCCCCTTGCCGTAGAACACCCTCCGCGCATACGGCAGCGGCCCCCAGGTGACCTTGAACGGCGTGGCCTTGCCCGTCCCTCGGAGGTCGCCGGTCTTCATCGGGACGTACTGATGAGCAACAGCTAGGGCCTTCGTCGCCATGGCTTGACCCATCGCCCGGTTGTGCGAGATTGAGCTTAGCTTGCCCGGAACCCCGCTCAGATTGACCTTCGTCATGATGTCACCTCAACCACGGAGCCGTAGGGATGAATACCGGCGCCGAACCCGTCGCGCCTGTCCTTCACGCTCTTGATCTCGAAGGCGCGCCCCTCGTTCTGGGCGGTAAGCAGCGCCTTCTTGGTAGGCGGGATTATCCCGTCTGAGATGAAGTCGCCCACGCTCGGGACGGTGTTCATATACGGCTCCGCTATCTGGCAGCGCCAAGCCTGGGCCTTCGACACGGCAGGCCCTTCCCCCTTCGAGTTATCGTGGACGAGCACAGCCCGCTCGATGGACTCGGGCCTGTATCCGTTGGCTTTGACGTACAGATAGACCTTGTGCTCGAATGGAACCGTCACCATGTGCCACCGACCCTAGATATTAGGTCGATGGGCAGGAAGGCGCGGATGTCGTCCATCGCCCGGGTCTCGGCCACGGTATAGGACCCGGCCGCGCCGTCCCTGAAGCTCATCGACGTTATGCCGTTGTTGAAGCTCGCCAACCCGCCGTTGTCCGCCTGCTGGCCCTTGGCCCTCTCGATGGACGGCTGGCGCTCGACCAGCAGCATCTGGGCGTCCTCGATGGCGGCCCCGAACATGTCCTCCAGAAACTGCCATTCCGGGAGCTGTCGCCGGTGGCACGTGACCTCATCGAACAGGGGCATGACGGAGCCGAGTGCGCTCTGGAACTGCGTCTCGGTCATCGTTCCGCCCCTGCTGAGGTATCCCGTGTAATCAAGCATTACTGCTCCTCCAAGGTATCGATGCCGGAAGTCTCCTCGCCGGTCCCGACCTCATGCCAAGTCGCCTTGTCGATGTCCGGCGCGTTTGTCTGCTCGGCTGTCGTGTCGCGCATGGCTCGGTAGAGCTTGCCGATGTGGTTCACGCAATCACCGCAGAGGTACGAATCGCCGACCGTCCAGTCCTTATAGTATGCCGCCACGGAAAGCGCCTGCTCATCCGGTAGCAGTGCGGTCTGGATGAGCGTCTGCAAGGCCGTGGTCTCGGCTGCGGCCTGTGCGTCCTCCATCTGTCGCGTGAGGATGTCCACGTTATGTTCTAACTTCATTGCGTCCTCCAAAGGCTCGCGTAGTACGTCTCCATTTTATGCGCTTGGATAGTCGGAGGGGCACGAGGCCCCTCCTAGATTAGCGAGATTACGCGATTGACAGGACGGGAAGGCATGAAATGCCGAGCGCCGCGCCGGTGCTGGAGACGTTGCCACTGGTGCCGACCACGCCATCGTTGGCCGAGTACGTGAGCTTACGATAGGCAGAACGTGTAAACACGCCGCGAGCGACTTTGTTGGGATCTCGCGCGATGAGCCATGCGTACGCCTTCCGGCCCGCAATTACGTCGGGATGGTTATTCGCAGCGGCTACGGCCTTCCAGTAATCGAACACGACGCCCTCGGCCTTGAAGCCCTCGGTGCTCTGTCCGAGGTACGAGTCGAAGTAGTGCTCGATGGAGCTCGGCAGGCGCACCATGTCCACCGTCTCGACTGGTTCAGCCCCGTCGGTCTGATGAGGCTCGGTCTTCACCTTCACCGATGCCATGCCGTCGCGGAGGCTCTGCTCCAATCCCGCCAAGAAGCCCGGCTTGCCAGCCATGGGATGCTTGCGGGTGAAGCGCGTGCGGCGAGAGTCCCAATCGGTCGAGTCGGAGTTGAGCCACGCTCGCATCGCGGAGTCCTTCCAGAAGTTGGAACCCTCGCAACCACGCGCCCATGTGTTGAAGTCACCGGTCGCCAGCTCCGAGATCGTACCGAGCGACGTTCCGGTGCCGCCCGCTGCGACCGTGACGGTCTGGAGTAGCGCACCGTCGTAAGGCCCATAAATCTTAATCTGCGTGATGCCGGACGAATTGCTCGCGTCCCAAAGCCACTGGGAATCTGCCGGAACGTCCTCGGCCAGCGTGAACGTGTACGGGAATTGACCCTTGGTACCGAAGGCACCCGTTCCCCATATCTCGCTCACCGATACCGTGAACGTGTACTGGCCCGCGCTCATCAGCTCGGGATTGTTGTAGAAGGCCTGCCTCGTATCGAACGGGAACGAGATTGGCAGCGCGTCGATGAACTGCAAGTCCATGCAGTTACCAGTGCGACCGTCCCCGAGCTCCTTGAGCGGGTGCGCGTCGTCCGCGCCGGTGTAATGATGGGCCACCGCCATGCGCATTAGGTAGGTGGTGCCCTCCCAAGTCCAGCCCGCCGTGATGAGGTCTCCGGGATACAGCACCTTCGGCGCGTCGCCCGTCCTCACCAACGCGCGCATCTGGGCACCGGAAAGCCCAGCGGCTGCAAGCTCGACGGCTTTTGCAGCCGCGTTCGCTGTATCTGCCGCGTCGTTGGCGTTCTTGGTTGCCTTGTCAGCCTTTGCTGCCGCCTCGGTCGCAGATGTTGTCGCCGCGTCAGCCTTTCCAGCTGCCGCAACGGCCTCTTCTTTCGCCGTGTTCGCTGACGATGCAGCCTGAGCTGCCCTCTCTGCGGCCTCATCGGCTGCATGGGCCGACGTGTCTGCGTTGGCTGCCGAGGCATTAGCCGCCCCTGCCGCGTCGTTGGCGTTCTTGGTTGCCTTGTCAGCCTTTGCTGCCGCCTCGGTCGCAGATGTTGTCGCCGCGTCAGCCTTTCCAGCTGCCGCAACGGCCTCTTCTTTCGCCGTGTTCGCTGACGATGCAGCCTGAGCTGCCCTCTCTGCGGCCTCATCGGCTGCATGGGCCGACGTGTCTGCGTTGGCTGCCGAGGCATTAGCCGCCCCTGCCGCGTCGTTTGCCCTTGCCGCCGAAGCGTCAGCGGCCTCGGATGATGCCGTGGCAGTCGAAGCGGCCTCCTTGGCCTCCTTGATGGCCTCGGTGATAAGGTCGCACGTCGGCTCGTAGCCCTTGAAGCCGGCCCCGGTCTCGATAACTCGGAAGGGCTTGGACATGGCGGCGTGCAACAGCACCTGCCCGTCGGCGTTGGTTCCCTCGATGCTGGCGGACACGTCGCCGGTTTTGGTCATTACCTCCCACGGGATGACGTAATAGCCGTCCGCGCCCCTTGCCGGGGCCGAGACAACGTCGGATCCCTTGAAGGCGACGAGGATGTCGAGGCCGTCCCACTCATCGTCGAGGACGAGCGAGACGCGGTCCTCGTCTTTGGTACCCCTATAGAGAAGACGGTCGTCGGTGGATATGTCTCGATCCGCGACCGTCAGCACATGTGTACGCATATGACCCCCTTAGATGTCGTTCTCGGTGACGAACATGAGCGACGTACCGGCCTTGAACGTCTGGTCGGCGGTCAGCGTGATGCTCTTGCCGGTCGAGTTTGTCGCCAGAGTGTTGTGCGACATGGTGCCGTCCGCGTCGTGGAACCAAACCGCATATGTCTGGTTCGCCTTGACCGCGAGGCCCGTTGCGAGAACCGTGCCCGCAGTCAGCGTGACCTCTGCCGATGCCTGAATGTCCACCACCGCAGAGCGGAGCAGAACGTCGGCCCCGGCCTTCCATACCGGGATGAGGCCGACCGTCACCTTGAGGTTGGTCGGTACCGTGGGCGTCTGGGTATCTGCCACCATCGAGTGGGTCTGGCCCGACTCAATCGCGGCGATGTCCGTCTCGTTGGTCTTGGAGAGGCTCATCGCGTTGGCGGCGTTGGCCTCGATCCGGTTCATGTCCTCGGCTTGGATGACGTCACCCGTCTTCCACATCTTGATGGCTTCTGCCATGTTGCCTCCTTAAAGGAAAGGGGAGAGCCGAAGCCCTCCCCAACTAACCGGTGACGGATGTGCCGACGACGGCGTACCCGACCCGGGCTGTTCTATCGGTTAGCGGCTCCGAGCCTAGAAAGACACCTTGGCGTTGAAGACGCACGCGGAGCGCAGAACCTTGGCACCGTAGACGTGGAGGCCCTTGACGGCGTCCTTGAAGGACTTCTCGGGACGGTATGCCTCAGTATTCAGAATCTGCTCGGCGTAGGTGCCGGACTGGTCGCAACCGGCGATGACGTCGTAGACGGTCTGGTCGCCCTTGGCACCGCCACCATCCTCATGCGGTGCGTTGTTGGATACGTGAATCTCGAAGCCCGCGGACTTGTAGACGGTGCCCTCGGTGAGGCGCTGGTTGGAGTCGTTGGTTGCGACTGCCACGAATCGGGAGTCCTTGAGCATGAAGCCCTCGAACTCGGGCGGGACGACGCAGATGCGGCCCGTGGTCGGGCAGTTCTGGCGGTCGAGCGCGACCTTGAGGTCTACGAGCAGGTTGTAGGCGTCCTCGGGCTTTGCGTCCGTGATGCTCTTGGGCGCGGCCTTGGTGCCGATGGTGCCGCCGGTGCCGGTGACCAAGAGGCCGGCGAGGTACTGGTCGGTCACGTCGCCGAAGGCGTAGCCGGTCTGGGAGGAAGCGGACTCCAAGAGGTTGATCTTGGACTGTGCGGCGTCCACATCGTCGACGGCGATGTTGAAGTAATCAGCCTGATCGATAGACAGCGTGGCGTCGGTAACGGTCACGTCGTCGGGTGCGGCGATGTCGGTACCCTTGGTGTACTTCTTGACGGTGGGAGCGCCGACGAGGCCGATCTTGACGGTATCGCCAGCGTCTCGGATCTCGCCCTCGTAATCGCGGTTGAAGAACTTGGTATAGACCAGCTGCTTCTCGAGCGCGGCGAGGATGCGGGCAGACCAGATTGTCGGGATGAACTTGGTGGTAGACATTCGTTACTCTCTCTCTTACTGCTGGGCCAAAAGTTTCTGAACGTCGGCCCAGTTCTTGTTGATGTCGTCGGGGGACATTGTCTTGAGCTGGTCGAGGGATGTGATGGGCGACACGCCTGCGGCTGCGCCGTCGGCTCCCGGCATCTTGTGCGGGTCGGTCTGCGGGTTCGCCCAGATTCCGGCCTCGTCCGGTGCGGCGATCTTCAGGATGTCCGCGATGGGCATGTCGGCGTTTGCCTTGCGCAGCGTGTAGGCCTTCTCCGTGACGGCCTCCTTGACGACGCTGTTGGCGAAGGCCTTCTTGCCGAGCGCCTTGCCGAACTCCTCGTCGAAGGCCGCGCGCTTCTTGGCCTCCTCGTCGGCCTCGGTGCGCTTCTTGGCGGCCTCCTCGTACTCGGCGATCTTGGCCTTGAGGCCGTCCACGTCTGCGGACTCTGCGGCCTTCTTGGCCTCGTCGAGCGCCTTGTTGGCGTTGTCCAGAGCGGCCTGAGTCTCGGTGAGCTTCTTGGCCTTCTGCTCGACCTCGGCGACGGTCTTGTAGTTCTCGCCGACGGCCTTCGCGATAGCCGTCGCGGCGTCGCCCTCGATGTTGTTCGCCTTCAGGATCTCCTCGATGTTCTGCAATGTCCTCAACCCTTCTAAAGTCATGATTAAGCTCGGCCTTCCCGAGCCGGATGGGTGCGCGGGTGAAGCCCCGCGCGGGCTGAGTGCATTATAAAGCAAAAGGCCGACACTCACGTAGAGCATCGGCCTTCCGTCGCCACTTTCGCAGCGTTGCCTGCGTCCTTATTGTATCAGATGGAGCGGACGTATTCCATGTGGCGCGTCTTCTTGTTCGGCTTGAACAGCTTGTGTTTGCCGTACCTCCCAAGTCTGAAAAGTCGTTCGCCCTCGACCTCGACGCGCTCGAACTCGGTGACCTCCTGCGGGAACTGCCCGCATACGATACGCTGCACTTTGCCGTCCGCGTCCCTGAAGACTTGGCTGATTCTGGTGTTCATCTGGGTCTCCCTTCCCTGTTCGTTGTCTCAATTCTAATACAACTATTCGCGAAGGGCAACACTAAAATGCGCGGCAAATCAAAAAAGCCCCGGTTTCCCGAGGCCTTTTCTAAACTTGACTTAGTTTCGTAATTGCGTCGATATTGTCGCTGTCGTGCTGCTTGGCGTTGCCGTCGTACGCCTTGAGGCTGCCCAGCGGTATGAGATGCGCCTCCACGTCCCTCAACTCGTTCAAAGCATCTCTCCTAGTCCTCCTGACCGCGTAGCGGCCTCCATCCGTCCTCGACCTGCGAGGCCTCGAACTCGCGCATGGGCTCGTCCGTCTCCAAGACCTCCCAGTGACCGCCCCTGATTGTAGCGAAGCCGAAGCCCTGCGAGCTGTCCTTTACGTCCGTGTCCACCCAGCGGAAGTGCAACTTGTGGGCGTGGGCCTTGCCGTGACAACCGCTTGTGTTGCCGCTCCCGCAAAGGGTGATGGTCGGCTTGGGCAACTCTACCCCGTGGCAGTCGTACATCTTCCCCGCCGAGCGCCTCACGATGTGGTGCTGGTTGAGCGGGTACGTGGCCCCGCACACCGCGCACCGGTTGAGCTTGACGCTGCAACCCCTCATGAGCGGTCGCAGGTAAATAGGCATCGTGTCCACTTTTGCCATTATCGATCCTCCAGAATCTCGATAGTGCCGCCGTCCGGATCAATGGCGACGAGCCGGATACGGCGCTCCATGTTCCAATCGGCCGGCTCGTCCATGGCGATGCAATGCTGGCAGTCCTCCGGCCTCAGTTTGTCGTGGCCCAGCGGGCACAACTGCCGCTTCACGCGGAAGAAGTAGTAACCCTCGTAGACGTGTCCCTCGGCATCCGTGTACCTGATTCTCGGTATGCCCGGCATGGGCGCGGTCTTAGGCAAGTCGGTGTCTGTCATCGTATTAGTTCCCTTTTTCATCGATAGTCATCGTCTCCCCCTTCCGGGTCGATTAGGTCTGCGATGAGAAGCGCCTCACAGGCATCAATGGCCGTCTCGCTGTCATCGACTCGGCGGTCTAGCAGCTCTGAGAGCAAATCGTCGATGTCGACGAAGGAACCGACCGTCCCGGGTATACCATAGTTCCTAGCGCTGATCATATCTCGGAAGCTCTCGGCCCTCTCGTGGCGCTCCTTGTCGGTAATCATTCGTACTCCTTGGAGATAGCGAGCGCCACGTATTTCTGTGCGAGACCCTCGAATCCATCGAGGATGTAGTCGATTCGGTAGACTGAACCGTTGAGCGGGTGCCTTGCCGCTGCCCTGACGTCGTAACCCTCGTTCGTGACGACGTCGAATACGATCTTGTCGCCGACCTTGTAGCCCCGGTCGTTCTTGCGAATCTCGAACGTCTTGGTGCCGTCCATGATTGCGTCGGCGTATTTGATAAGGACCTTGAGTCGATGCGTCGTCATTCGCCCTCACCCCTCAGCTTGCGGATACGGGATGCGATGTTCTTGAGTGCCGCCTTCTTGCATTCAGAGCATGATTCTCCGTACATGTCCATCGGGCAATCTTCGTAGTAACCGCATATGTCCGACCCTCTGTCCAAGTCCTCTTCGAGCCTCTCCCAGCTGTCTGGCGTGGTGAGTCTTAGCTCTGTCGTCCTTGGGGTTCCCAACCCGTCTAAACGCTCGACTCTCCAGAAGCATTCATTCGGGTTGTAGCGGAAGGCTCGAATGCTGACCGGGACACCGTCGGCGTCGTATAACCTCTTCGTGTCCAGCGGGATCTCACGGCCTTCCGCGTCCTTTGGTAGCTCAATCATTCGTGTTGCTCCTTTACTCTCTCGATTGCTATCTCAGCGTATTCTTCGACGATCTCGTATCCGATGAACGGAACACCAAGCTCGGCGCAGGCCACCGCCGTCGTACCGCTGCCTATCTCCTGCATCGTCGCTCCCCTACTTGATGATGAGCGACTGCCGCGTGATTCGCTCTGCGCCCTTGATCGCGTCCGGCGTGCCGTCCTTCATCGCCTTGTCGATAGCCGCGCCGAGTTTCCTCTTGTCAATCTTCACGACCGTCTCGACCGTCTTGAACTCGTCAGGTACGAGCTTCTCGTCGGTTATCTCGGTGATCGTTGACTTGCGGAAGCTCAGGCGTACCTTCGGCGTGTCGAGCTTCCTGTCGCCGTGCGACTGCATCGAGAATGCCAGGTATTCCTTCAACTGCTCGACCCGGCGCTCCTTGGCCTTGCGGCGCTCGGTCAGCGCCTTCTCCTCGGCCTTGAATGCCGCGACCTCGGCGTTGAGGTCCTTGATGAACAGTCCAACGGCCTCCAGCTTCGCCTCGCGGCTGGCCTCCAGTTCCTCCAGCTCGTCGCACGTGAAGACCTCTCCGGTCGACTCGTCCAACGCGAAGCCGTTCTCGATGACCTGTGCGATTCGTCCGTCAATCTCGTAGAGGTGCATGTCTTCTCCTTAGTCCAGAATGCTTAACTCGTGAATGGCGTGGATGGCGCGTTTGCGTGCGTCTGCCAGAATGCCGAAGCGGATATATGCATCTGTGCATCCGTCAGTCCATGCGAGGTTGTCGAAGCTGCTCATGCGCTTGAAACCCGTGGCCTCAAGCCTCTTTACCGCGTTCTCCATGGTGTCCTTCACAGTGGCACCCTCCTCGACATCGCGCAACTGGTGCAAGACCTTGCAGCCGTTCGTAGTCACGTACTCGATATACATCAGGCCGCCTACCCCTCGATGCCGAGCGCCTTGCGCACGTACGGGTTGCTCAGCGGGTGCCAGCCGGGACGCCATGCCGGGGAGATGCACGAGGCGTCGAGGTGCGCGTCACCGGTTGCTTTGCGCCCCGCCCTCACGATGCCGTCGAGCGTCTTGGCCTTCGTCGTGAAGACCTTCTGCTTTGCGTCCTCGGTCTCTGCGGTGAACTTGCGAATCATGTCAGGCTCCCTTCAATTGCCTTGGCTATATTCTATAACGACTGTATCAACTTTGCAACAACTTTCTCTGAAGAAAAGGGGCCGAAGCCCCGTGTCTAGTACGGCTCGTACCGTCCGCGCTCGACGTTGTTCGCGTATACCTTGCGGGCTGCGTCGCGCAGTTCCGCGTCCGTCGTGCCGATGCTCTCCAAGAGGTTGACGCATGCCTGAATCACGTCGAAGCACTCGTAGACGATGTCCTCGCGCATCTCTGGAGTGATGGATCCCGCGCCATCGATACCGGATGCCTGCCACGCGCCGAACACCTCCGCAGCCTCCTCCAGCGGTTTCAGTGCCTGAGCCTTCGGCTCGTCGAACTTCGTGAACGGCTCGACCTTTAGAACGTATGTCTTCACTTGCTCCTCCAATGTCCGAATACCAACCGGTGCGCGTAGTTGTTGGCCTTGCCCAGCTCCACGTCTATATCGTCCTTCCTGCCCGCACGCAGGCAGTACCTGAGCACCTGCCCGAGGCTGTACGCCTTGTCCGGCGGAAGGCCCTCGACGACCCTCTCGATGATGTCGATAGGCTCGACCTCGCCCGCGTACCACTCCGGGGCGTCAACCTTCTCGCCAACGTTGAGGTAAGTGCCGTGCATGGCCAGATGGTCGGCGACCTTGCGGTATGCCTCGCTGCGATCCATCAGTACTCCTCGAACCCGGTGCGCTCGCACTCCTCGTCGTCCAGAATCGCGTAGTCCTCGAAGAACTTCAGCGCCTCGGTGCAGCTCACAGTGCCACGGTTCTCATCGACCCACTCGTCGTAGGCCAGCCCGCATACTCCGATGATGTCTGAGTTGAGGTAGTGGAAGTGCTTGCAGTAGCAGCACTGCTTGGGGCACTTCTCGGTGATACCGTCCCTCATGGCGCTCTCGATGTTGTTCATTGCCTTCTCCTTTACTTCAACAGGGCCTTGACGTCGGCGCGTACGGTATCAGCGTCCTTACCGTAGATGAATACGATCATGTCGCGCATACCACACCACACGGCGTTGCGGATGATGAACTTCTCGGCGATGCCGAGAGCCTCGTAAATCTCCGCCGCCTCTTTGATTGCGTCCTCGTAAGTCTTCATTTCCGGCTCCTTTCACTTGCCTTGGCTATATGGTAAAACAACTGTATCAACTTTGCAACAACTTTTCGTAAAGAAAAGGGGAGCGCGAAGCTCCCCTGTCTAGTACGGCTCGTATCGACCGCGCTCGACGTTGTTCGCGTGTACCTTGCGGGTGGCGTCGTGCAGCTCCGCCTTAAGATGCACGGCCTGCGAAAGCTCGCGCTCCGTCACAGCCCGAGAAGCTCCTTGGCTGCTGCCGTCCTCGCAGCGTAGTCCGAGCGTCGGCGGTCGCTTCCGTTGAATGGCACGGGTACGCACATGTCCATGATGCGGCTGTAGATCCGCTGCTCCCCGATTCCGCCAGCGCTCATGAGGTCGCGCGGGTTGATGTTCGTCGTGACTATGAGGGGGAGCTTCGAGCGGTATCGCGCGTCGATGACTGCCGTCATCTGCTCCGTCATGTATTCGGTTCGCCTCTCGGTGGCGAAGTCATCGATTATGAGCAGGTCGAACTTCTGTAGGCTGTCGATGTACTCCTGCTTCCCCGAGAACCCGTCTTGCAGCTTGTTCACGATGCGCTGGAAGTTGGTCATAAGGCATGGCGTGCCGTTCTCGATCAGCGCGTTCGCTATGCACGCGGCCGCGAAGCTCTTCCCGCTGCCCACGTTGCCGTAGAGCATCAGCCCCGTCCCGTTCTCCAGCATCTGCGGGAACTTCTCGACGTAGCGCTTCATCGCCGCCATCGTCTTCGCGTCCTTGCCGTCATCGTGGGCGAAGGTCCACTCCCGCATCTCGGAGTCCTGGAAACCGGTGCGGCGCATCCTGTCCAAGCGCTGCATCCTCTCGCGTGCCCTGTCCTCTTCCTTGAGCCGCTCTTCCCGCTCGACCTCGCACTTGCACATGCAGTAGGGCTTGATGACACTGCCGCCGCACTCTATCTCGCACTGCTTGGGCGTGTGGCACTTGCCGCAGTACAGCAGGCCGTCCTTGATGTAGTCGCCCTCGTGCCCTTTCGCGTTCCTCGCTGCAGCCTTTGCCAATCCCTCGATTACCCCGTTCATCTCCATGATTTTCCTTCCCCTCTATCGCTTATTCGGCGCGTACTTGCCGAGGCCGAGAACCTTGTCGACCTCTTCATCGCCGGTGCTCTGGTAGTAGTAGTCGGCGTCTACCTTCTTGTCGAAGCCGTTTTCCTGTGCCCTTCTCGGCTGCTGGGAAGGCCGCTGAGCGTCCATTCTCGCCCAGTTGCGTATCGTTGCCAGATGGTTCTTGTAGCTCTTGCCATGCGACTCCATGTAGCTGCTTAGGTTCTCGATTTTCTCTTCCCAGTCAGTGGGGAACTCGCTTTTGAGCTTCGCCAAATCTGTATCGCTGAGAAGAACGTTGGAATATTCGCCGTACTTGTGGCGCGTCTCCTTCTTCCGCGAGGGCTTATCGCATTTGATAGATGGATTGATGATAGATGGGTCACTGATAGACGAATCTTTGTTGCTACTTTGAAGTGGTACGGGGTACCACTTTGAAGTTGTACCCCCGTCGCACTTTGAAGTAGTACCCGTATCACTTTGAAGTTGTACGGCTTGTTCGGTCGGACGGTAATACGCACGAGTGCCGACCTCGCTGTTCTTGACTTTTTGATGATATAGCAAGCCGAACTTCACTAGCTTCTTGAGCCTGCGCCGTACCGCTTCGGGGTTTAGGTGCATAATCGGCAGCTCGTCGCATACGTATGAATAGTTGACCCATCCATACTCGACCCCATCTATCACAAGCTTCTCCATGCCGCCAAAGTAGAAGTCCATAATCCATCGCAGAATCATGAGGTCGCGTTCATCTATTGATTGGTGCTCGTCGCACAGGTTAAGGACTTGCTCTTGGCTGAAGCCGAATATCGTGTATTTCATGGCTACATCC